TCCCACCAACCGCCGTGGCAGCGGGGATGCTGAATCTATACGTTTCCGTCGAAGTCGCCGATCCTGTAAAGCACTGTATAGCCGCACCACCTGTACCAACAGCGGCCCCGGAGATAACAGCGGTAACAGAGGAAAGATAGTGCCTAAACCCAGGAACAGCCGCTTTTGTCAATGCAACAGCGGTGTTTGCACTAGACGTAGTAGGGCCAAGCGTCCAATCAGCCTTGATTCTAACTTGATTCATTATTCCACCTCCAATGTTGAGATATCGCCTTTTTCAGCCAAGGCGCCTGTCAATTGATCGCGCATATCAGCCCAATCAGGGTATTTATCAGCAAGCATCTTTGATAGTATTTGATATACTACCATCCGATGCACCGCGTAGAATTCCGGTAATTTCATCCCTCAAAAGACCCCCTATTCCCCTTGCAACAGTCAGCCACTCTACAACATCTTCTTTTGTCCAGCTAATGTTTCTGTCCATGCACCACATCAAGTGATAGGGCTGCATTATCTGATATATCAGCATTTGATATAGCGGGTGCTTTTGCGTCTCGATGATAGAGTTTATTTGGTCTATTTCGTCTAGTCCAATCAAGGTTTGCTTGAACACATCTTCCCAATCGACTTTTTCGGGAGTGAACTTGCAAGCAGCTTCAATCTTCGGCCACAGGTTGTATGTTTTGTCCAGTGCAACTTCTCTGAACGGCTTATTGATGCAATTTCTTATAAGCGCCCCACCCTCTGTGCAATTGTATATCGTTGACTGCAGGGCTTGCCGCTCCCATTCTCTGGCGGCACAGACGAAGTTGTAATCCGTGTTTAGCGCCTCGCCGTTCATCCCCTCTATGACAGAGGTATTAGGGGCTCTCCATATCTCTCCGTTAACTCCACTAGCATGACTTGCGCCGTCAGCAGGAAAAGCATGGTCGGCGCCGATAAGAATTATAGGGCTACAGCCAAGAAGCCTTGCCAGATCGCCGCACATGTTCCCGACAGTACCCGGCGAAGGCAATATACCTCGCTTGAACGGCAACCAGTCAAATTGACACAGTTTACGATAAGCAATAAACTTGGGGCCATCATACACAGAATAGTTGTCGCTTCCACACACGGGAAGCGTAACCAAGTATGACCTATGCTTGCCTTTCAGTGAAGAGGTTATCATATTAACCCGTTCGCTTCTGCAGACAAAATGCGGAGTTATACCGTTGGCCTCAAGTATCGGCAATGACACATCAGGGCAGATTATGCAGGCTTTGTCTTGAATCTCCTTAAGATAAGGCAACTGCTTGTTAAGACTCGGTCCCGTCAAGGCAAGAATGGCTGGGACGCCTTCAAACAGCCTGATTAACCGATTGACACCGGGCAATTGATTGATTATTTGCGCTGTTCTAAGCATATTTTTAACGCCAAAAAAACCGTCTTGGCAGCTATTGCCGAACACGGTCAAAAGATGCTGCATACATTGCTCAAGGATTATTTTCCCTTCTGCGTCTGTTTCAGCTTTTAGCCAATATATGTACTTGTCCTTTTCTTTAAGCCATGCCAAGACCTCATGAAACTCTGTGGAATCCGTCTTATCATCAAGAATCTTTATCATACTGCGCAAATTCTTCTTCCGTCATCATCACCAAAACATAGTGGGTTTTAACGCCGTCTTTTTCGGTTTCTATACTTCCCCATCTTGTCACAGCGCACCGGCCCCCCATCTTTTTTTAGGCTTATAATCAAGTCCAGGACGGTTGTAGTACTTGGCTTTTGGGTCTAGTGAAGCCTTTTGTTCTTCTTCTTTGTAAGGCATCCACTCATGCTCGTTGGCATAGCGTATAGCGTCAATGATGTGGTTGTTTCTGTCTTCTGGCTCCGGCATCACATCGCCGTCTTTATTCTCGCGCCATTTATACGAAGAAAATTCGCGCTTTGCATTGACACATTTTACGTCTATGATTATTTCTTGCTGTTGTAGCCATTGTATACCGAAACGCACAGAATCTTTACCTTTGCGTGCCGGCCTTGCTCTAATACCACGGACAACAAGTTCGTGAATGCTTTTAGGATCAGCGCTATCGCAAACTATGTCATCGTTACCAATCAATGGCTTTAGCTCTCTGGCCAGCCTGTCGTTTAACATGCCGCGTTCATATATCTCGTCAAGCACATATAAGCGCCTGTTGCGTCTGTCGTAATGCGTTACAACGCTTGCTGCAGGGTCTTCTGCAAAGCCAAAGTCTTGCCCATTGTTAAACCTGTCAAAACTCTTACGAATCTCTGTTAGGTCTTGCACCTTCCAGTTTTTGAATATGACGCCGCCAAGAATACCCCAGTTGCCAAACAAGTACACATCCCTATAGTACGGGTCTTTCTCTGATTCAAGGCGCTCTCTGTCATCATCGGTCAGAAAGTTGTTGTCTTTGTACGTGGTTTTGAGAATAGACAAGCGAGGCTGTTTTAACTCTTTGCTGTCATCCGTCCACCCGCCAAAGAACTCCGAATAAATCCAGTGTGTCTGTAGTATCGGGTTGAATGACTTAATATGTCGCTTGACTATGCCAGGAAGTGTAGCACCCCTAAGACGCTTATCTAGTTGCTTGTGATCGTCGTAGTCATCTTCCGTTGCTTCTTCTTCCCATATGTCTGTGATAACTCCCATGGCGGGAGTAATAGACTTAATCTTTTCTGCATCCGACAAGCCAGCAAACAGTATTTGATAGCCATTTTGACAAGTCATTATCATGTCTGATTCGTTAATCTTGAAATATGCACCAAGCTGGAAGAAGGTTATTGCCTTTTTAACTTCATTGAACACGGAGCGCTTTACCGTGTCTGCCACCTTACGTGTTATGAGGTAATTGCGCCCGCCCTTGGCGACATCCAACACACACCTTTGGGCAAGAAAATAACTCTTCCCGGAGGAAGAGCCGCCAAAGAATATTTGTGTTGGCGTGTTGTCTTCAAGATACGGCAAGTAAACAGGGTTGAACACCTTGGGTGATATCTCAAGCGTTACCTTGCGAGGTTTAGCCACTCATACCACGTTCCATATACTGCATACTCTCCCTCTCCTCCTCGTGCTTTGCTATGCGAATGTGCGGGTGTGGGGTGCGTGCTACTTCGCCAAGTCTTTGCCACACACGCACCACTTGATACCATCACCGAAGCAAGCAATATCAACGGTATCCTTTTCAACGTCGCCCTGCTCGATGCGATCAAGCAACGCGCCCTTATATATTTGCTTCATACGCCAAATACCGTCCTCGTCGTAGACTGCCTTTAGTACAGTGCCATCCGAGAACGCCAGATAATCGCCCTCTGAATCGTAGCGAGCAAACTCTTCACTAATGTCGCCCTCTAACTCAATAAGGTCATCAGAAGCACCATAAACTTTTAACATTGCTTATCCTCCTCATTCTCTCCCAATATTGAAGCCCCACCAAGCCGGGAGGAAGCCTGTCCCCTGTTTGCAAAGCAGGGTGAGGTGGGGGAAAGTGAAACATTATAAGGCAGACTATTGCGAACTTGCGGCCTGCCAGCGCGGCCATCTTCGAAGGTGGCTTTAGGCCATCCTTGTCCCGAATAAGGTACGGTTTGCATTAGGGAGTAGCATTAGCATTTCCCTAGTGCCATAACGACTTCACCGCAAAGCCGGTCTAGTTAATTTGCAGTAAGCCCAACCCTCTTACTGCGCCGCGATTCGCTAGAAGGTGAATCCCTCGCGGCTCCACCCACACAACTCCGGCATTGGCTCCCGTATAAGCCTAGACTTTGCACCTTCTAGCAAGTAGCCTTCGCCCTGTGGGGTATATCCATTTAATCAAAACTAGTGCACATTGATTCTATAATACCCCTTTTTACATCGCTTGCGATTGTGTAGGGGCAGTGCCATGTATTCGCTGCGGGTTATGCGGTGCATTTAATCAACTCCTTGCGTCCATCGAAAACAACAATCATGCTATCATGCATACCGCACTTGTCGCTGACAAACTCTCCACGAGTATTCTTGCCCTCAAATGGGATTCGACCACGAACAAAGCGTATCTCCTTGGCGTTTGGCTTTATAACATCGTGAAATATCTTTGTGCTGGTACTAACAGGAAGTAGCATCACACATAGATTGCCTTGACTTGCTACAGTCACAGCCTTTCTGACAAAGGCTTCTTTGAGTTTCCGACTGTATGGAGGGTTAATAAAGTTTCTCTTGCCCCAGGGCAATAACAATCCGTCTCTGTCGGGAGTAATTTCACCCTCATAGAGCGGACACGGATCGTGGTCAAAAGAAAACTCGGCGTCTAATTGGTCATAAAATTGTTTTGGGGTGCGCCAATTGTCTTTGTGCAGCAAGTTTCTGTTTTTCAAAGCAACCACCTCAGTGTCCGATAATAAATCTTGTGTAAACACATAAATAGCCTAAAATCAATGTTTATCCATCTTCACTGAGAATACATTCTCATTTACACCGCAAATGTCCACTCAGCGAAGTACATTTGAGCTACTTTTCTTCGCTTGCAAGTTTGATTTCGATTGTTAATCCACCAGATACATTTGTGTCGATCTGCTGACGCTCAACCATGTTGTATTGAGAAGCAAGCATAATTCCAGCAATTTTGGGATGAATTTTTGAATCTGGACCAGTGATATAATTTAACTTTGCATCTTTTACGCGTGTAATTGCCTCCGATAAAGATTTACTTTCTTCAGCCAATTTATATAGCGTAGAAACTCTAGGCATTTCTCTAGACTTACAAAACTCTTCAATTCTAGGATAATCATTAGAATCAATATATTCGTGAAGCATTTCAGCTAAATTGTCAGCGTTATATTTTTTAGGTCTAGCCATAACAACCAATCACCTCCAATTAATCATCACATCATAACAGACGCAACAGACGCAACAAAAGCACACAAACCAAAACCATACTTTGTCCACACAATCACCCTCTAAAACGGCACCTTCACGCGCAGCAAACGCCAAGCGCGAATCAGCATAATCAAGCGCATTTATGCTAATCTTGCGTATAAGTCAAAATAAGGCTTACTTTCTGCCAGTGCTTGCATGTCTTTCTCTCGTTCGCGCATCGCAATCTGGGAACATTTCACATAATCATCGTAAGATGAAGCAGTACAAGTTATTAGTCCAAAATAACCATCTTTTTTAGCGTTAACACAATTATTATTATTGCACCTCACAGCCCCACGCCTCCCCGCAAAACTTATTGCCCTTGTCTCACTATGCTCATACTTGGATAAAGCAAAAGGCCGCAGCGTCGTTCCCGACTAACCACAGCCCTTTACACTATCAATTATAGCATGACTTTTTGCGCCTGACCGTCGGTTTTTTGTCGGGATTTTTTTTACATAACGTTGGCTGCTGATATGCCAAACAGGTTCACAGCAAACTTACGTATTGCTCTCCCGCGCAATTTATAAATTTCTTCTTTATGTGAATAACCAATGCGCTCGGCAATCTCTTCTTTGGGTAATTTCTCTATGTACCACAGCCTTAACACTTGTCCATAATTGTGACAGCCGTGTTCTGTGCTTATCTGCTGTAATTGCTCGTCAATCTCGCTTAGCTTCAATAGCGATTCCTGGCGACAGTCCATGAGAACTTGCACCTTGAACAGTATATTCTCTGTGCTGTCTCTGCCTCCACCGCTGACTTTATCTCGACTGTAATCTGTGGCTGATATCTCTTTTGGCAATCCTTCATATTTAAGCCGGCTTATCTGCCGATCTAGATTAGCCAGGCTATTGTATATATTGTTGTAATACCACAATACATTTTCAGCCTCGCGGATATAATCCGTATTAATCAGCCTCCTTCAACAGTTCGTCATACTTCTTGCGCCACTCCTTACATGTAGGACAATCCATATCAATAACAACTAATTCCCTCTTTATGTCATCAAACTTAACCTTGCCCTCTAGACAATCAAGGACATTCTTAGCACCCTCTAAGTATGCTTTTTGATACATTTCGGCCATCTTACCACCGCCACTACCACGACCAAATACTACGACCCTTTTACTCATACAATCACCCCCTCCCTCATCGCCTACAATCCTCTGTAAGCGATTTTTTATTTTGTATGTAGTTTTTGACATTGCGCATACTTTGACAAGCCGTAGGACATACTACGAAGTCACAGGCATATGATTATGACATGCTGTCATGTGGTGGTGTAAAATCATGGCAACGGGTTGCTTAGCACCCATTTTTTAAACCATTGCCACCAACCATACTTGGGGTGTCCAATTGGAACTATCATCCACCAATCCATGCCCATTCCATATTCTTCGTTTATGTACTTTTCACGGTAAATAAATATGTTACGTTTGCCGCTATGCCACCTAAAGCCCTCTGGCCGGTGTGTTATCTCGACTTTAAACAAAGCAAAACCACCTCGCAAAAAATATTTTTTAAAATATGCTTGACAACCTCAAAACACTTTGATATTCTGGAGTCAGAAAAACAATGCATCAGGAGGTAAGCGGAATGACAAGGGGAGAACTTTTCCACCTAATAGGCATCGGTAAAGAGCACAAAGGGTTTTTTATGCCGGATGGTTTTCAAAAGGTTGGCCACTGTACAGACCAGTACGCGCAGTATACTGTATATCAAAACGGCAAAGGCGAAGTTGTTTACACAAGATACGCCGACATGGATTAAGGAGGATCGAAATGCTAGATCCTGCAACTAAACCGGATACCGTAGGAGGCAAATCGTGCGATGATTGCCGATGGCGCAAACTGAAGTGCGCAGAGTGTAGCGATGATCTTAGCAAGTGGGAGCAAAAGGCAACATGACGTTTAAATCAGGCCGTGGCGGTCCCGGCAGAGGTCAGGGCCGCAAGAAGGGTATAACATTCACCGACCGCACAGAGCGCCTATATGAGCGCATCACCCCCACCGAAAAAGCACAGCTTGAGCAGTACCTGCGCACACTGCGCACACAAGCGAAGGAGGATTCATATGAAGTTGAAAAAGTTTAAAGTCAAATGCGCTGATGGCAAGGAAGTTGAACTAATCGAAATACGCTTTGATAATGAGGATGCAACAAGCGTCACGGTCAAGCAGGCCAAGGAATTGATTAGCAAACTGCAAAAGGCCATCAACGAGTAGCACACTGCGTATGAAGAAGGAGGGAGATAAATGACGAAAGAAGAGTTTATCCAAGGCTATTGCGAACGGTCTAAAATAACTAAAGAATTTTTTGACATACACCTTGTAGCTATGCCGTGTGATTGCGAAGAAGAAAACTGCAAAGGCTGGAAAGCAGAGGGTAGAAAACATCTTGAAACCCTACAAGAAATTGAGCGTAAGACACAAGCGCAAACAAAAGAGGAGGAGTAGAGAAGATGCTTATCGAATACCGCAAGCGAACATATCAATGTGAAAAGATTAATTACGGAACCATTGACATGTATCGCGGCAAGATACTTTTCAAAAATGGCAAAATGGGCAAGCGCAACTATTGGTTTTCGCCATCGGGCGAAGGCAAATATTTTACAATTATCAGCGACTAGCCCCCACAAGGGGCTCTTTTGCGCCCGTTTCGCGGTAACGCACAAATAATTCTGCCTGATTAATAAAGGCATCGTGCGATTCGCTTAATTTGGCGCTTACCAATTCTCTCGCCACATTATTGGCTTCTCGTAACGTTTTATTTTCACTTGCTAATGCGCCAATAAGTTTACAAAGGTTCTTGCGGTATATGTGGGGCAAGCTAAGTATCAACCCTTTGTTTTGAGGTTGTAAAAGGTTTATGGCGTCATACGGCGTCATTTCCATGCGTTTTCCCTCCCTGGATAATTAATCAGCGCAATCGCATTTATACTGCACTTGGTCTTGCAATTCTTCCAAGTTACTACTTGATAGCGTCCCAATAGTTATAAAACCTTGTTTTGCATCCCACTTCGCAATCCTGGCGGTATAACCGCCTAAATACTCATTGATTTTGACGTAGTAACCCTTGTCCTCACCAATTACTTCCTGCACCTTCCATGCAAGCATATTTACGCCTCCCAAAAATAATTTTAAACTTTCTTTTGAAAACGTATTGACAATATCTAAAGAGTGCGGTATGATTGAATCAAGAGATAACGAAAGGTGGTCAGCGCAATGAGAAAATACACTGTCAGCCAAACGGAAAACGGTCTGTGGTACGCACACAAAAAAGGATTCCCCAACCTTCCGGTTATGGGCAGCTTTTCTAAAAGCAAACGGTCAGCGCAAGCCGAAGCCGCACAATGTATGGCAATAACATTAAAAGAATACTTCGCAATACACTAACGCAGAGTGACGGGCGAAAGCCCGGTAATGCGGCAAGGGTGGTCACAAGCCCACCGCAAAAAGGAGTGTGATGTATTAATGACGCCAGACCAGGCTGTAAAAATGTGCCAATTTAAGGCGAGAGGCTATGATTACGACAAGTGGGACGAAATTGCCGATTTAATTAAATCACTTTATACACAAACAAAGAAACAAGAACAACAAATACATTTAATGCGAAACTGCGGAAACTGCATTAATAGGTGGGAATCAGAACTTTGTGAAGGATGCGGAAACGAAAGCAAGTGGCTAATGTGGCGTGGCGAAGCGGAATGACACGCGGCGGCAAGCGTCCAAATAGCGGGCGCAAGAAGATACCCGGCCTAAAAATGCGATCAATGCGGCTCACCGACGCCGAACACGCACAGGTGAGGGAGCTAATAAGGAAGATGAGGGAGGCTAAACAGGATGACAAAGAGATTCGAGATTGACGAAGGCAACAACGATTTTGCGGTTTTCGATAAAGTCGAAAACAAGTACGTAGAATCAAATGGCAAAATGCTTCGGTTTAAATCGAGGCAGGAGGCGCAAAACTATATCAACCGCTTCAACGATGTAATGAGATGGGCAAAACAAGAAAAAATCATTTAGCCGCCAAGCGCGGCTTTTTTCTTTGCCATTCTTTTTCTGCCTCATGCATCCAGCAATCGTTTCGGCTCAATCTCGCTAATGCGTTGCGCGAAGTCAATATTTGTTCGTGATAATCAGGACTGTAAAATGCTTTTAACTGCGCGTCTCTAATTTTTATATCAGCCTCGTGCCAATATTCTTTGCAACCGCCATTTACACAATAATCGCACCTATGACCATATTCGCGTTGATATTTGCAATCTTCAATCGTACAGGCTAATAGATGGTCAGGTGGCAACTCCGAAAACATAAGCACATTATTCCTCTCCTAAAAATGCTTCACTCTCTCCGCCAACTCACTCCGCTTTGCATCGTTAAAATTCTCGACATTACTGAGGTAGCCTGTGATACGGCGCGTACGCACAATCCTTGCAAGCGCTTTAATAACAACATAATCATCATCAAGCGTAATCACAATCTTACCAAGTGCCGATGGCTTCTTACCTTCATCAATCCAAAGCCGTTTTTCTTCTGCTACATATTGTCTGGCTTCTCCTATTGTCATTCCGTACGGATACTCTACATTTATTCCGTCGATTATATCTTGCATTGTTAATCCTCCTGCTCTGGGAGTAGACTTAATAATTCTCTAGCATTAAGATGATATGATTCGTGTTCATCTTCGTCATAATACATATAAATAGTTCCGCCCCTAGAAAAAGCATAGCCCTGTGCGCTTTTCGTTTTCAATAGCCCCATGTGTTCCATTGCTACAGCCAAGGTTGATGATTGATATATATCAGCTTCAGTTATCTTTCTGCCCTCCACTCTTTCAAAATCTTTAATAATCATTTTGCAGAATTGCGTTTTGGTTAGCATTGCTTATCCTCCTTGTGCAGCTTAGTCCACGTTTGTGATGCTGTTATTTTGAGCCATTTGATGTAGGCAGGACAATAGTCAGCAGATTTATCTTTGCACACCGCATCACGACATTTTAAACATGGCTTCTTCATTTGGCTTTACCCCACAGCGGGTCAATTACGCTCATCAGCATGGCATCTGCACTTAACGACACCCTGCGCTTTTCAGCCATACTAATACACTCTTTTTCTTTTAATCGCTTCCACTTTTCTGCCGCTTGCCCAAGTTTGGCTAGGCGTAGAAGTTCGCGCATGTCACCATGGCTTATTTGCTCATCGCCTCGCTCAATACGCTCAATCACATTTGACATTGCAACACCTCCTGCATTGCTCACCCTATCAGCTTAATCGTATTGCCCACCAACCGAACAACGACGATATTCTCTGCTTGATCTTGCTTGCGGTTCAAAAGGTTATTGTATATCTTGATAAACTGCGCCCGGTCAATTCCTGGATTGATTGATTCACACAGCACCCTTACACCGCCCATTGTCCTTGTCGCTTGTCCTATTAGTTCATGTGACCACTCAGGAGTGCGATATGGGTCAAGATTACGCTGTACTTCGTCCCAGGCTTCTTCTGCTGTGGGGATGTTGCTTTGCTGCATTGACCGTACAACCTCGATTATGTCAGCCGGCTTCGGCTCATACTTAGCGTGGCGTAGCATCTTGACAACGGCTTGTTGCGCCAGTTGATAATCCAGGTCGGCCAACAGCAAATGCCACACACCAACCTTTTCCTCGACGTTGCCCTCAGTCAGTTTCGGGAACACAGTACCCATCAACGTCAATATCTTGGCTGTTTCCTGTTTGGTCAAACAAGTCACCCCTTGCCATTTGTTTTAGCTTATCCATACCGGATTGCTGAGGTTGTTGTTTTGGCTGTCCTCTCTGCTGCAACCACTTGTCCTTTACCCAGCCAAGAATAGTGTGATAGTCTGATTTATACTTTTTACCTGACGATGCTTTGTAGTTGTTTAAAATCTCGATCATTTCACATACGCCTGACTGCATGTACTTGTCACAAAGTTTTTCGTATTCTGCTTTTGTCAACGTGACCAACTCGGCATAACTTAATTTATCTTCTTTCATTCTTTCATTCTTATCATTCTTGTTAGTTGCCGATGCTTTGCCGATGCTTTGCCGCTCGTCTGCCGATTCCTTTGCCGATGTTTCTTCTTGCGATTGGTACAAGCTCCAATTTACAACGGTTATAAGCCTTCCTGTCTTTGCCGATTTGTTTGCCAGAAAATCGAGTTTTTCTAAATTTACTAAAGCAGTCCTCACAGACTTATGACTAACCTTTGCCGATTTTGACAAAGAATCAATAGATGTTATAAACTGTCCAGGCGCACATGTGTATTTTTCACCTTGCCATACCCAAGCATTTTCCTCGTGATTGGCAAGCATAAGAATAGTGAAAAAAACTATTCGTTGTGCGTCAGGAAGTTTCCAGATAGCTTTGTTTAATGTGCATCTATGGAGTTTAATCCATCCATCCACTTATGCGCCATCACCCGCCTATAATCAAACGTGTTAGTGTTGTTAGAGCTTCTTTCCGGATATTAAAGAATGTTGATCTAGCGATAAACATCTTTTCTTGTATGTCTATTGGGTGTAGTTTGTCAAAATATAATAAAGTAATTAACCGCTTTTCTCGCGGCGAAAGAGCAGATAGTGCCGCTTCAATTATTTCAACTTGTTTTTGCGTGTTGTTCTGATTGTTTTCGCCACGAATCTGGCAAATGTGTAAATCCGCTGTAAGAACAGGAAACTTTCGCAATTGTATTTCAATGGGTTTCAATTGCCACATCACCGCCCTTGCTGCTGTTGTTGTTCATTCACCAGGACTGCACCAATCGCACCCTTCGCACTCCACAGGCACAACTTTACCACCGCATGCACCACAAGGCGTAGTCAATGCACTAGCCGCAGAATAATACCGCTTCCCGCATACTGTGCATATGTAGAACATACTAAACACCTCGCTTTTGTAGGGCTTGCTCCATTGCAGCCAATGCGCCCATAAACTCACACGCTTTTATATACTCGTTGCTGTTTTCCACATCAATACTCATTTTAGGCGTTTGCTTACGAAGCTCATTGACTAGTGCCGCCGCATCCGCAATATCGCATAATATGGCGCAGTGGTCGGCTATTTCGCCTGCTCTCGAAAGGTACTCTTGCCAATATGTGCTTTTGTCCCGAAGTACAGATATATCCCGCTTCTCTTGTTCAAGCACGCCGTCTCGCCTCCAATACTCGCAGGCAGTTTTTACAGGCATGACCCAAAGGCATGTTAATAGTCATTCTCCAGCCACTATCTGCCCTTTTACCGCACAATGCCGTGTGCTTTACAGTGTCGCCGTATATGTCGAGGTCTACTTCTTCGACTAGGTGTAATTGTTGTCCGCCTTTCTCCTGTGCGTATCTCACAGTCTTATCACCTCTTGTTCAAGCATTGGGGGCCTCCTCTAGGCTTACGCCAGCCTCACGGCATCGGGCTAGGGCGGCGTCAAACTCATCTATGCCACATATACATTTACAGCCATAGGGCGGAACGCACCGCCAATGATGTTGCGCTTCTCCGCGCATTCCCATCGCCGCCCTCGCCACATCAAGCAGGAGGCGGTTGTCGAGCGAGAGTATTACCCATCCAGCCTCCAGCCCATATAGTGGGCCAGTGATGATATGAGATATTTTTGCTTCGTATCGCCTGCCGGTATAAATCAACGGGTATTGGCCTTCCCGCATTTCTTGGACAGTGTATTTCGTTTCCAACAGGACAAGTGTGTCTCCCACCCGATAGCCCCGGTCATTGTATCGTATTTCATAAGTTTTAAACCCCTTGGCCACTGCGTCAAATACTTCGGGGTCGGTTTTTAATTCGTGAGTTACAGGACTACTCATCATCTGCCCCTCCTTTTGGCTCATAAGTCTCGAAGTAAAAATTAATTATGCTCCCCGTTTCAGCAACAAGGCCAAATCGCTTTGCGCGGCGGTATGTCGTGATATTTCTTGCTAAAATATTGCATGAATCTTGTATCTGTTGCCGCCAGAATTCAAGAGGGTAAGAATGCTTGTCGATGTTACAGGCTGGACACGCCGGCATCATATTATTGATGTTGTCGGCTTCCGGGTGATACATCTCGCCAGTACAGACAGCCCCTTTGCCCGGAACATATTTCAGTTTTCGCTCTACCGGTTCCAAGTGGTCAGCATGCCACTTTTTCGGCAACTCACACCCGCAGTAGGCGCATTTGCCGCCGTATTTATCGTGAAGCATAGCTCGTTGCGCTTTTGTTAGTCCCATCCCCCTACACCCCCTCAGACTCTATTGCGCACGTTTCACATTTCCAATTCTTCATTCTTTCATCAGACGTCTGTTCTAGCCAATCATCGTATGAAATGTCATCGCCATCAGTGGTTCCTTCGGTTACCGTCCCGCAATTGACGCACGTTCCAGTAAGATTATAATGCTCCACATAGAGCGGACTAGCGTCACCGACAACTATCGCGGCGTCATTCATGGCTTCCCGTAAAAATAGCGCATCACCACTCTTGAGATATGTATCGCCATCACCGCAATCGTTGTCGATTTTTACTAGCTCATCGATGATATCAAGGTCATACATGGCGGACAAAAACCGCTTTATTAGCTCTTTCTCTGCTTCACTGCTAACGATAATTTTCATTTTGCTTCCTCCTCAGACTTCGCCAGAGCGGCTGCAGCGAATCTTCCGCAAATTCCGCACTCATACCCATATAATTTGGGGTCGTTAGGCTTGCATAACCTACCCATTTTCTCGCCGCAACACATCGGCGCTTTGCTGGCAAGTGGCGTGGCGGTGAGGGCGCCGTCGAGAGCCTTAAATACTACATGCGTCGCACATCCGCCATGGATTTTCTCATATGCAGCCTTCGCTTCCACCAGCGCCCCCTCCAGCGTCTTCACCCGCTCATTTGCGGCGAACCAATTTGCATTAGCTTTGCCTATTGCTTCATCAAGATGATTATTGACCATAATCAAACGGCGAACTTCAGCACTCTCAGTATCAAGTCTTTCGGTTAAATCTTCAATTTTGTCATTGGCAGCATTCTCGCGGGCCTCTGCGTCCTCTGCGCGCTGAAACTCTTCACGATATTGTAGTAGGGTATCAACTTCTCGCTGCTCTTTACGCTTCGCTAATGCTAAAACTTTATCATATGCGGTATTCAGCCGCCCAATCTCCCCCTGCGCCTCACTAAGCTGCTGCTGTGTGTCGCTGAGTTGGGTGCGGAGAGAAGCGTACCCACGTTTTGTCGCTTGATAATCCCATTCCCAGCAATCACAGCCCTTGAAATGTGTCACACACCTATTGCCTCTCTCTGCAAGTTCACGAAATTGCTCGTCAGTCATACACTCACTCATTGCCTAAGCCTCCTTCTGCCTTATTCAAACATTACAGTTTGGTCTGGGTCGCGCTTATCACTGGCTTTACCACTAATCCACCATTCATACATGTCGTCGCCAGATTGCCATTCCATCTGTTTACCATTGTTAAGTTTTCGCTGAAACGCTTTTCCGCAGGCTCGGCGGTATGCATCAGCAATTTTAGGCCATCGTTCTGCATCCATCTTTTGTTTTACGGGGCCAGCCATCGGACACATTACACAACCAATTCTATCCCAGCCCTCGTCATATAAAGAACAATACGGTATTTTGTTATCGTTGATGTAGTTCCAAATATCTAAAATGGTCCAGTCAACTATTGGATTTAATACATACTTAATAATTTTTCTGGTGCGCTTTCCGCTATACCACGGCGTATAAACAGGGCGTTCGCTTCTCCCAAATGATTCTTCACGCCTCACGCCAGTGACAACAGTTCTTCCCTCTCCACCGCGTTCTTTTAACCAATCACAGCAAAAACGAATTAATCGCGTGGGTGGGCCGGACTTTCTGTCTATTAGTTGCCACATTGTGTATTTTGGCTTATGCACCTCAACGTCCTTATGATGCTCCCGAATAAAGTACACCAATTCTGGCGGATCAACGGTCGTTAGATTGTAGTGATAATCGGCCTTCACGCCTGACCGCTTGACCAAATCCTTGACCACGCAGGAGTCTTTGCCGCCGCTGAACGCCACATAATAACCCTCCGGCGGCTCAAACTGGCGAATGCGGTCAATGGCGATCTGCACCTTATCAACTACGCCAAACAGCGTATGCTCGACTAGCCCCATCCTACTCGCCCCCCTCTCCCCGCCAGCGCCATTCGCTGTAGTTTAAACTTGCTACGTCACACAGCGGAGTAACGCTGCATTTATCAATATTAGCGCAGTTCATACAGCATTTTAGGCTTTCAACCTGCTGCTCTAACCTCTGCACCTTTGCCAATAGGTCTGCGCCGACGGTGGTGGAGAGGGCTTTACGAGAAACACGAAATATAATGCTTAATGGTCCAGCATAGTAGCTAAGTTGTGGGAATAAGCGCCCCTCTGAGTTATAAAAATTGTCTTCACATTCGAGAATGTCGCTAAGTGCCACATCTTTAGCCCCAGCGTCAGCCTGTAGCTGCTGGAGTAGGGTGGCTATGTCTCCAAACCCCACCGGCTGATTGCCAACATACAACTTCTTGTAATGGTTACATATGGCTACAGCCTTATCCACGCTCATCATTGGCTATCACCTCCACAATATCGCCACTATCAGCACACCAACAAAAGCTAACCATGACCACATACACATTTGCACATTGCGCTGTCTGCGCTGGGCTGTCATGCGAATCATAATAGCCTCACATTGCCAGACGCCTTGAACTCTTCAACTGTGCTATATCCATGCTGTCTAGCGTGCATTGGCAGTATGGTGCCCAAATACTCCCCACACAGCAGGCATATAGCCCCACCACGCTTATAGCCCCTGTGCAACTTCGCATCATGCTTGCGTCCAGCCTCAATTGCCGCTGATATGCTTATGGCTTCGTCGTAGTGCGTGTGTGTGATGAAGTTTGTGCGCATCACTTTGCCCCTTTCAAATGCAGGTCATGGTAAGTCACAGCCACCGCATAAGCCGCCCATATATCCGCTTTAAACCCATAGAAAAAGCCAGGATTTTTTTTAGTGCCAACATCACCGAAGCGGTCAATGAGTGCCTGCCTAATGTTGCTATCCTTGGCTTTCATACTGTTGCAGAGATTGATTTTTACGTCTTTGCGGTAAACATATCTAGGGGTGACATTTAATGCGCTTGTGGCGGCTTCTACGAAGCGCCCGACCCATACGCAAGTATCAAACACTTCTGCACCTACTGGCATACCGTATGATGCAACCATTTCTATGGCTACGTATGGCGGTTGCTTTAGCATAATCCAACTACCTATAAGCCCAAGCATTGCGTTATTCTCAACTTTGCCAAACTCTGTAGGCACAAGGTCATTTGTGGTCATAACGTATGCGCTATACTCATTGCCAGGGTCTATTGCAAGTAGCATAATCTCCTCCCTGTTGCTGTGGTGTGGGGAGGAGTATTGCCACCCCTCCCATGCGCTTGATGCTTGTGCTACTTTATCCAACGCCATACTTTGCCATCATATGCAATATTTCCGGCCTTGCGCTGTTGCTGAATAACACGGTCGGCGGCGCGATAAGCAACATCCTCAAACCTTTTCCTCTGTTCTATACCATTATTTTTTAAGGTTGTTGTAATCATGGTTGCAGTAAACGGCTTTTCTTGCATTCTTACAATCGCAGCATTTATAGCATCTTGCGTAATTAACACGCCATAAACATACACGCTTCTCTCCCCTTCATCATGCGTATTGTGGCATACAGGGGGCATGTGCTGCCCCCGTATGTGCTGTGATGTGGCTAACGATCAAAAGGGTATATCCTGGTCATCAATCACTACCCCACCAAACGGCATAGGATTCGTTTTAATCCGTTTTAGCGCGGGTGCTTCAAACTCTCCCTTGCGTATCTGTTCAACGCTTCTTGGGCGGTCTACGTACAGTCTGACGCCAATTGCGCCGTCTTTTTTGGTGTACTCTTCTTCAGCCAGCACCAAGCCGACGACTTTGCCAATCAGCTTGCTTTCGTCGTTATTGAATTGGAAACCGGGATTGGAATTTTTAACGGCGGTCAGAAAGCCTTTAAACATGGGCTGGGCTTTCTCTTTGTAGGACTTAACAAACCTTCCGCCCCACCATCCTTTAGCCTCAAATAATCGCGCATAGTGGCCGGCAAATTCACCTTCGGCAATGTCAAATTCGATTTTGATGTATTCTTTGTCAGGGACATCTATTGCGCTTGTGATGTTGCAGATGTAACCGCCAGGGGTTAGCTTTTTGAAGTCCTGTTGGTCAGGTACGCTGTTCCAGTCTACTTTTCGCATTTCTTATCCTCCTTAATTTCCCAATATGCTCTTATCGTGTCATCCACAAATTTGAGGTCGTTGTCTATTTGCCGTTCAAACATGTCTATGGGCGACTTTGTTGTGTCTGTGCCGTCTGTCTGCGTGATGAAGTAGTATTTGCCATTCTCCACTTTTGTCCGCAGTACGATGGAGAAAAGCCCCTCAACCGTCAGTTGATCGTCAAGCATCTTGCCGACTGTCTTGGCTTTTATGCCAAGTTCGGTTTTTTGCGTGTGGTGTAGGAAGTATACAATCACATCGGGTGGTGTTTGGCGAATAACGAAGTCGATAAGACTTTTGAAGTGTACTGCCATTTCGGTGAACTTTTGGTAGCCGTTAATGTTTACTTTGTCGAAAAGTTCAAATGCCATGAGGTACTGACTGTCATCTATGACATATCGCTTTAACTTGGGAGCAGACAACGCTTTTGCAACAATCTCATATGTAGCGCCATCTATCTTGTTCAACTTCTTTTTGAATGGCAATGGCTTTGATGCTACGTTGAATATGCCAACCTCGCCGGGTTCAAAGTTGCGAAGGCTTGTGCTTTTGCCGCTCCCGCTCTCTCCCAAAATCATTACCGGGATGCCCACTTACCCAACCTCCTTCCTCAACCAATAAATCCCTAACAAGTGCTGAAAAATCTGCCATTGCTTGTCCAGGAAATAAGCACCAAAAATCTTGTCATCAAACCCCTCGCTGTTGTCTCTGCCTATCCGCAGAATCCTGCATCCTGCTACCGGATAATCATGTTCCCTTAACAATTGCCGATATGCCGCAAGCTGTATGGCGTGTTCGTCATATACGCCCTTGCCGGTCTTGAAGTCCAGCAACCACGGCTCCCCATCAACCTCCGCATAACAGTCAAGCGTCCCACCAAAGTTGTGCTTGTCGCTGACCAATATCCTTTCAAGCATAATGGGTTTCAGTTTATGGCTTTTCTCCCACTCATAGAAAGACAATAGACTGTTCTCCGCTTGGCTGATCGTGTCGGGTGAAAATTGCGAGAGGTCATTAAAAGCCGTACATGCTAAGTAGTTTTGCACCATCATGTGTGCGGCCGTTCCAACCTCGGCGGTTTTGTCCACGTATTTTTTTACGTCTATTCCTTCAAGCCCCAATTTGTTCGCCCAAGGAATTAATGCCGGTTTCGCCAACAACCCAAGCACAGTAGTTGCGCCTGGAACAAGCTGCTTGTCCGAAGTGTAATAGCGGATATGGGCTTTAGTACCCTTCATTTTCTTCCTCCTCTCTGTACTCTCTCGCTATCTCGCACACATTATCGCAATACCACGCGCTAGGCGGCTTGCATATGCTGCATTGTGGCAGGTCACGCATTGTCTCTATGCTCCTGCACATATCGCAAGCACTCTTTGCCTAGGTCTTCAATCTGCTCGATTGTCATATGTACAGCAGCGTCGTTCGACTCTTCCCAAAACTTGAGCGTATGCGGATACGTCTTACTGTCAAGCGGATGAATCGATATGCGGCTAGGGAATATGTTGGCCTTCATATCCGTTCCCCCTTATCAACATCAATCAACCCATGCTTACAGGCTAATATCCGCCTCTCCCTCCTCACCATATTCCGCGCTAATCCCATGCAATAGTCGCTACAGTATTTGCGCCTATGTATTGGGATAGGGTTGCCGCATACTTTGCATGTTGGGACTTGTTCGGGTTTCGTAAAGTGCTTCTTGATAAGGTCAATCAGCCACATTGTTAATCATCCTTTCCATCTCATATCATCTATTGGCTAGGGCAAAAAGAATTAAGAATATGCCAAAGGTAACAAATGGATGTTGCGTTATAAACCAACTCAACCCTTGCCAGAACTCCATCCTCCACACATCCTCTCAATCTCTTCTTTATCCACCCGATAACACTTCACAGGCCCACTCTTCGCAGCCCATTGACGCTCTTGTTCAAGCTTCTCTTCTTCGGTGTAGGGAAACATCGGGTCTTCCCACGGCACAATCTTTTTTGCTTTTGTATGGGGTTGCGCTAAGTAAATGTGCTGTAACATGGCATCAAATCAGCCTCCCCGACCTAATCGCTTCAAGCAAATTGCCGCCGATTACAGCGCCAAGGATGAATATGTATACGGGTATGAAGCAATAGAAAACGCCTTTCCATGTAAGATGCTGCTCTTTGCATTTCTCTACTGTGGACAGGCGTTTGGACTGTACTGTGACTGTTGCTACTTTGGGTTCGATATCACAAGTGTAGTAGTGCTGGCATTGTTCTCCGTCTGCTATGCAGGCGCGGGCTGTGCAATCCATTTTTTTCACCTCCGCAGGAATATTTTTATGAGGTATGGGCATATTGTATAATGGGGAACTTTGTGCTAAACTCGGGAAAGTGGCGATTTTGTAAGGGAGCGGGTTAGGCTCCCTTCGCTTGAATAAGTTTTACAAGAAACTCTCGGCCTAACTGTGTCCAGCGACGATGATAAACCACTCTGCCGCTGTCTAGCACCTCTTGCTTAATATCCACATAGCCTTTATGGGCATGATCGCTGTACAGCACCCAAGTGTCGTTTTGCTTGAATTGCACCCGCTTGTCCCGCAAATAGGCGTTCAGAGACATTGCAGAAGTAAAGCCGAGTTCCTTGGCTATTTCAGTTGACGTGTACGTTTTATTTACGTGCATCAAGATAGCGTTCGTTTGCTCGGCTTGTAGGCGTTTGGCGCGTTCTTCTTTATATTTGGTTAAGAGTTGTATACCGAAGTCGGGGTCAGCTAAAATCTTGTCTACGGTTTGATCTGTGGCGTATATGCCATGTTTGCGAATAGCCGGCAAGATTTCGTCAGCTACAAGCGCCTGAAACTTTTCTGCTGTGTCGTTTTTGGCTTTCATGGCTAGGCGGTAGAAGATGTTCTCGGGGATGAATTTTTCTTCTTGTGTGCTTTCGCCACTTGTGGCGAAATTGAGTTCCGCTAAGTATTGATAAACTCTTGCCCACCGAACATACTCAACGCCATTGCGTTCATCAATGAACCCAAGTCCCCTAGCTACATCTTCGAGGCTCAAATAGGCTGTACCGTCTTCTATATAGCCGCGCACGTTTGATATGGTGATAAGGTCGCTCATTATTGGCCTCCTTTTAAAACATCAATCGCCGCCTTTATAATGCGCTCTGTTATCTCGCTCGGCGGTCTATCTGGCGGGTAAATCGTGCCGTTGACAATGTATCCAAGAAAAGCCATATTAAAAACCTTCCTTTTGTTTTTGGAGATAGTCGCTAATTGCAAGCAGCACGATTGCATTTTTAGAAATACCGATTTTTTTTGCGATTTCAGCTAATTCCTGATTTGTTTCACGCGGAAGCCGCAAGCCAGACTCTATTGTCCCGTTTTCTGCCATCATTTCACCCCCTTTATGCCTATATTTTACCCACAAATAATCGGTATTGCAAAACAATAATTGTAAAAAATGGAATTGTTTATAATATTTTAACTATTTTTTATCATTTTTTTATTGTTTTTTTGTTGGTAATGTGCTAGTATAATGCCAGTAAATAATTCATTGGAGGTGTAGTACACTATGGGGCGACCAACAAAAGAAAAGGAAAAATTAATTGATGCGGGATTGCGCTTGCCATCAGAGATGCATCGACAACTATCAGAATCCGCCGTGAGAAATTGCCGATCTTTAAATCAGGAAATGCAATACGCCTTAAAAATGTATCTCATAAATACCCCCACACAAGAAATTCTTGCGGCATATGAGCGAGAATTAAAAAAGGGGGCTATGAATGCCGAATCAGATCAGAAGGCCCCCGATTCATTAACTAAAAATAAATAAAACCGCCCTGCTGCTGGGGGCGGTTTAGCATTAAAATAGGGTGATATAGTAATGAAAGCTGTCTATGCTCGTGTTTCAACTGACGACCAAGCTAAATACGGTTATTCTCTCGCTGACCAAATAAGACTTTGCAGAAAAAAGGCAGAAAATTACGACATAATAGAGTATATTGATGATGGTTATAGTGGCGAATTTATGGGACGACCCGCACTAGACAAGTTATTACAAGACTTAGAAACAAAGCCTATTACACACGTTATTATCTATGACCCTGACCGCCTAGCACGTAATTCTGAATTGCAATTATCTTTAGCTGCTAAAATTGAATCATATGCTAAACTTATTTTTGTTACTTATGAATATGATGCTTCTCCAGAAGGAAAGTTGTTTTTTACAATGAAAGCGGGAATATCCGCATACGAAAAAGCTAAAATACTCGCAAGGACAAGCAGGGGACGATTTAGCAAAGCGTTACAGGGAAGAGTACCATTTAACTGTAAACCATTTGGCTATGATTGGGACGCCGAAAAATGTATGTATACAATAAATGAAGCAGAAGCAGAAACGGTAAAACTAATATACAAATTATATTTAGAGGGAGATGGTTGCCCGCGTATAGCCACAAAGTTAAATGAAGCAGGTCGCTTAACTAAAAAAGGGTGCAAATGGGTACGCAAAACCGTAGATGATATTTTGCGCAACACGACGTATATGGGTAAATTTCACTTCGGGAAAAAAAAATACAAGCTTATAGCTCAAGGAAAACAAAAAGGAACTCCTCGCCCCCAATCTGAATGGGTTACAATAGATGTTCCCGCTATAATTTCAGAAGAAGATTACGCAAAAGCGCAAAAACAAGCAAAAATAAATAGCACTTTTTCCAAGCGCAACACTAAGCACTTTTACTTATTACAAGGAATCATCAAATGCGGTAAATGCGGCTACGGCATGACTCCGCACGCAATGTTTAAAGGTAAAGACTATCGCTATTACGCTTGCTATAATCAGCGCACACTTAAAGGATGTGATGCAAAATATACACCGATCAGTATTGAAAACGAAGTTTGGGCTATATTCTTAGAAAGGCTTAGTGAAGGGAAACTATATCCCCAACCTCCAATCGACTATCAGGCCATTGTTGATGAAAACAATAAAGCAATTATGAAGTTAGAGAAACAACGCAAAGATGTTGGCAAGTGGTACAAAGAAGGGATATACGACAGCGAACAGGCAGAAAGTGAACTTAGGCGACTATCTGACGAACTAGAAAAGCGTAAAAGTCTAGTGTTACCCAGAGAACAAAAAAAGCCAGACATAAGTCTAGCAGAGGCAGTAGCGGCAAAATCACCAGAAGAGAAAAGACGCATATTAAGGAAAAGTGGCGTATTTGTTAGTGCTGTTGAACGTAGTTGGCATTTAGTAATTGAGTAACAAGCGCTAG